CGCAATGACAACAAATGTTATGGTAACAAATGACGAGAAATCCACGTGGAGTGGTGTTGGAGAGTGGCGTCGGACACGTCAATTAAGATTGTCTGACTTGAGCCTCCCTTCCCAAAGGTTATGTTTCTTCTTGCTTCAGCGTCTCAGGTTTTACCTTCCTGGAGAAATTCATCTTACAACGGTGCAAGTGTTCGAGTTCGTTTCGACGGACTTGGCACTTGTCCCTCTTGTTAAGGTGATATTCTTCTCAAAGGATCTCCGGTCTGGTCAATGGTATGAAGATTGCATATGGCTGATACGGCTCATTGGACCTCCTAATCAGGATGGTTCGGTGCCCCGTGCAACCAATGTGATGATCAACCCACGACCCGGTGTAAGACGTCAACAAGACTTTCAACGTACATGGATGTCCCATGAGAGTTCCATGAGGTATATAGAGCATCTCTTAAAACCTCAAGGCCCTTCTCAGGGTGCTCAGTTGAGCATTCCATTGCCTCTAACGGTATTCGGTCCTACTCGTTTTACGAGGGAACGGTATCGGTACGTACCTTATTGATATTTCAACATACTTTGGTCTTGTCACAGGTTACTAACATATTGAATGCTGACTTTCTTGGGACTTTGATCAAGTCTATTCTTTCAAAGAAAGAATCCGAACCATCTCTTTAACGTGTACTGAGATGGGGTGGTGTCTGAACGTTATGACGCCGAAACGGGAACGAAGGTTCCCACTTGGGCATCCGGCCCACCATTGATCAATGGTAAAAGGACATTCAACGAAGGTTAGTCCCCTTTGTTGTCTCAACCAACTGACTTTCCCTAAACCAACAAAATATTTCATTCGTTTGGAGGAAAAGCTCAAGCTGGCCGATGTGCGCTTGCTAGTATCTGCGCTGAGTGACCCGGACTGTCTGACCCCTGCGGGGGAGGGTGCACTCTATAATCTTACTGAATTAGCGATCTTCAGTAGCATGCCCTCATGGGTTCATGAGGGACTCTCCGAAGTACAGGAGAGAATCAAGAAGAAGACGTACTCGTCTGCAATATCCAGTGATCGAGATGTTCGTGATCTCTGGACGAAAGCTTTAGTTAATGCGAATCGCTCAAAGAATGCTCTATGTGTTCTTATAGACTTTCTTTGTAAGAAAACTGGCTTTCGGAACTGTGATCTAAGTAGTCCACCATGGTTGAAGTGTTTAGACAATTTCATGAGAAAGTATGCGGTCCTGTATCCTTTTGGACTGGCCACGAAATGGTTGAAGTACCACTTCGCTGCCTTCTTTGCGAAGGCGGCAGGTCAGGAACTCCCAACTGGGCTCGAGGGGGAAACCCCTGGGTCCTTTCTCACTGGAATTGGCTATTGCTTACTTAGAATGGTGTCTCATTCCGATCTACAGTCATCGTATCATGTTCTGATGGCTAAGAAGGGAATGGCTCCCGTGTCACCGTGGGAGTTGATGGTTTCGGCTGAGGATTGTTTCAAGAACCTCACCACCAAAAAGATGTTTCGTCACACCAGGGTTAAGCCCCTTGACGAACCAGACTATTACAAGGATCCCATTACACCGGTATTGAAAGAACTTACCAATCCATGTTACAACTGCGATACAATCGAGTCGTATGTTACTTATCCCTATCCACTGAGGCTTGCGATGTTGTGTCACCAGGTTGGGAGAACGTGTGAAGAGTTATTTCCTGCATCAGGAAAGTCCTTTTCACTCGGTATCCCATCTGTGTCTTCACATATCCAATCTTCTCGGATGGAGGGTGGTGCATTCGCGAAAATCGCACCGGCGCGTAGTTTCACGCCAATAAGGCCCGTTTGTGTTGGGCTCATGGACGGTATCCATGCCAATAATCACCCCCGTTGTTCCGTCAGGGAAGGTCTTGCTTGCCGCGAGGTGAGCAATGACCTCTTCGATGGTTTCGATGAGGATGATGATATTGAGATGGAGGACCGGGTGTATGAGGATGATCCATTGTATTATGGGTCACAGTTAGATCTTATTGATCAGAGTACGTTTGAAGAGATCAGAGACACTAAACCAGTCACCAGTCTTATGGAAAATTACTGGAGTGGTTTAGCGAGAGATGCCTTGTCTGAGGAGCCGGAAGTGGAAATCCAGGCTCTTTCAGAACCGTGTAAGGTCCGTTGTATCACAAAAGGTCCAGAGACCCGCTATTATGTGGGCCGGGGGATTCAGAAGGAAACGTGGCGTGTTTTGTCACGTCATCCTACGTTTTTCCCCTTAGCTGGTCCGATACAAATTGAACGCTTAGAGAGCCGACTCGGAACCCTTTTGGAGGGTGAGTCCTACCTCTCAGGTGATTACAAGGCCGCTACAGACTATCTCCATCCTGACCTGTCCGCCTACGCCGCGATTACGATCGCCGGTCG